TCTCCATTACAGGGACGCCGTCGTTTTCAAGGTCGATGGCCCACTTGGTGGCGTTCCACGGGTCATAACCTACGACCTGCAAGAGCGGAAAACGCCCCTTTATCTCGTCCCTTATGGTCATTCTTATGTAGTCGTGGTCTATTACGTTGCCTTCCGTCGCCGTTATGTGCCCCTGCTGTGCCCATAAGTCGTAAGGCACCCTGTCGCGCCTCACCCTTGATGCTATGTTCTCTTTAGGCACCCAGTTGTATGAAAGCACACGAACTATGCCGTCGCTGTCTGGTTCGAATATGACGGCACATGAGGATATGTCGGTTGTGGTTGAAAGGTCTACCCCCGCCCAGCACCTCAAGCTGGCCAGCTCTTCGTAATCCACCTTGCCTCCGCACTCCCGCCAAGCCTCCATGTCGATCCATCTCGTATCCTGCTGCGTCCATTGGTTGAGATAAAGCCTTCTGAACGTGTTTTGATACGCCGCTATCTCCTGCGCCCTTTGGCATTCCTGCCGAAGGAAGTCAAGCTTTATAGTTACGCCGAGGTTCGGATTGGCCTTGGCCCAGACTTTTTCGCTCGTCCAGTCGTCGTCTGGATCCGCGGAATAAAGCAGAGGCAGGAAAGTCGGATCCCTTATGGTCCCCTCTCTAACTTGCCTCGCATATTCGTGCAATTCCCAGCAGATGCTGTTCCTGTCGTACCCGGCGGTCGTGATGGCGAGCATTAGAGGCTGGCGCCTCGCTCCCATGGACGTCTGGAGCACGTCCCACAAGTCCCTATTGGGTGCAACGTGGAGCTCGTCGTATATTACCGCATGCGCATTGAAACCGTGCTTGCTGTAGGCCTCCGCCGATATCGCCCTGTAAAAGCTGTTCGCCTCGTAGAAGACGATCCTTTTTTGCGAGTCGACGATCCTGCATATCGACGAAAGCGCCTTGCTGTCCCTAACCATCGTCGCCGCCGCGTTGAACACCAGAGACGCCTGATCCCTGTCTGCCGCTGCAGAATATATTTCCGCTCCCGGTTCTCCGTCCCCGAAGAGCATGTACAACGCTATCGCCGCTGCCATCTCCGTCTTGCCGTTCTTTCTCGGAACCTCCACGTACGCCGTCCTGTACTGCCTTGTGCCGTCCCTATTCGTCCTCCCAAACAGCTCCCTTATGAACTTTTTCTGCCACTTTTGCAGATTGAACGGCTGTCCGGCCCACTCCCCCTTTGTGTGAGTGAGCCTCGAAACGAAATCCACAGCCCACTCTGCCTTTTTGCGAGAAAACATCCAATCACCCCATCTGCGCCCTTAGCTTCGCCAAAAAGTCGTCCTCCCTTTCGTTCGGCAGCTCCATCCTCGCACGTGCAGCAGGAGTGAGGCCGAATTCGGCACAGAAGGCTCTAATCTGCTTGAGGCATTGGTTAGCAATCGATACTTGCGGGGCCTGTTGAAGGTATTTAACCCCGCCGTCCGACCCGCGGATAGCATATACGGTGCCGTTTTCCTTGATCCATTCGTCCGCCTGCTTCCACTTTGCATAACTTTGGCAATATCCGGCAAGGGCCGTCCTGTCAACTTTCGTCAAAAGGCCAAGCCTGTTAAGCTCCGGGGCAACCCTTTCCCACTCTTCCTTGGCGTCATCCATAAGCCAATCGGGACACTCGGGCATCGCAGGATCCGGATCGGGCTCGTTCCTGGGCAAAGGCCTCTTTGACGGATTTCCCTCAAGAACTCTTAGTTTTGTCGGCTTCCTCGGAGGCCCAGGCTTCATTGCAATATCCCCCCTACTCTAACTTGCGAAAGTTCGCGCGCGACTTGCGCGCCGGTCTTGGACAGTCAGCTTCTGGAGATTTTGACCCCCCTCCTCCGGCATGCAACCTCATGTGGCAGGAATGGCAAAGCGACATCAGGTTCTCCATAACATATATCTCTCCGCCGTTGGCAATGGGCACGACATGGTGGACTTCCGTCGCCTCCGTAATCGCTCCGTCTCTCTCGCACATTTCGCATAGAGGATTGCTTCTAAGCTTGACCAGCCTAACCTTTTCCCACCTAGCATCGTAGCCGCGCCAGGCAGGAGTCCCGCGCATCTTGTCGTACAGCCTGTCCCTCTTCCTCTTTTCTTCCCGTCTCTTGGTTTCAGCGAACTTCTCGCCTGGTCGTCTTGGCACGGAATTACCCCCTCTTGCCTTGGGCATGCAACAAATAAGGCCGCCATGCTGACTTATGGCGGCCTTATGATTTCTTGACGATATCCCCGGAACATGGTCCACATTAACATTATACGACGGTTCGATGCCCCAAAAGTACCCAAATAGTACCAACCTTCATCATTCACGCATGGCAAATATGCCGCACACGAAAGGGGCTACCATTTCTATTGCTTCCCTGCGCCTTCTGAAATACTCCACTCGCGATATGCACAGCTCACTCATTATTTCGCCCGCCTGTAAACCTCTGAAGTACTTCAGCTCCACCAACCTCATTAAATCCCTCCTTTGCTGTCGGAGGACTTCCAGTGCCTTCCCAATGGCTTCCTCCTTCATGCGGAGCATTCTTAACACCTCGTCATCTTCCTTCTTGATGACTACCACCTCTGAGGGCCTTGCGCCCCCTGACGTACCCCGGTCGACTTTGACCATTGATTGGCGCTCGCACATGGCTTCAAGCCACTGCTCCCTTACCTGTCGCTGTCTGACTATGCTAGGGTACGAATAAAGAGCATGTTCAGTAGCCCTAAAGTAAGCATTTTCCAAAGTCATCGTGATCCTCCCAGCTCTTCGTTTTCCGGTCGGGATGATACCGAGCCCTGTCCGTTCCTATTCCATTTCAGCATTTCGAAGAATGCTTCCGCATCCATGACGACTACTGGCGGTTTTCTTGATTGCTTGCATATCAGGAGCCAGTTTGTCCCGTCCTTTTTATTCACTTTGGCCTGATCTATCCATTCGGGAATGCTCCAGCGCTCCTGAAATTTGCATTCCACGCTAAAAGGAAACCGCGCAATCGCCTCGTCATCAAGTCGAACATCAACTCCCCGTTGACCCATGGGGCGGGATTCTATCGGCTTGTCACGTCCCCATTCCAGCCCGACCAGTTCCGCAATCTTAATGCACGCCCACTTCTGAAGGGCCCGGCCTTTTGCTTTTGCCGATTGCGGCTTCATCTTCATCGCCACATGGAGGCCATCATAAACACGATACCCGTAGCAATCGTCAGTCCTACCAAAGTTCGCATTGTCCCATGCCTCCTCGCAATGTGCAGTCTCTAAGTTGCTGAAGCGTAAAACTTTCCAGATATCCAGCACTGCATCTGAACAGAAAAAGAGGTTGCCCTAATCTGTTATATACAATTCTCATAAATATCATCGAACGAGCGCTTAATGGGTCTTCGCACTCGACACCTCTATACCTAACGATGTACCTGTCCCCGACTTTCAAACAATTCTTTGCCTTTTCGCCGAAAGATTCCCACGCACCGGCGGCCTTTAGCTTCTCTTTATCCTTATCTAAAAATACGCCCGGGTCTCGCTTTGGACCGCTCCCATTCTTGGCTCTCCCTTTTTTGCTCTTTAACTTTTTGCCTTCGCTCTTGTAGATTATGCTTCTTCGAAGTTCCCTAAGGTACTCGACTGCTTCAGCACTTATCTCGCGTCGGATTACCTTAGGCATCAAAAACACTCCTCTCGCCGGCCATGCGCGAAGCCACAATAACTGACAGCCTCCTGTCTGGTCCTCCCAGCTTATACAACTTGCACGCTCCGGCTATCCTACTGACAATCGCTGGGCCATAATTGTCAATGCCAAAATGCTTCTCAAGCTCATCCAAATCAAAGTTGGAGCTAAACACTATTGGCCGGCCAAGTCTAATCCTTTCATCGATGACGTAGTAAAACCTCTCCGGACCCCAATCGCTTCGGAAGCTTTCTTTGCCTAGGTCATCCCACAACAACACGGGCACGTGAATGTATCTGTCCAAAACCAGCTGTTCGTTGACTCCGCTCCTGTCGTCATAGGCAAACCTAATCTCCATCAGAAAGTCCGTTGTCCTGCTATAAAGACATTCGACTCCTTCTCTACAAAGTTTGTGCGTAAGCGCATGGAGGACGTAAGATTTACCTACGCCGTTCCCAACTGGATTGAGCTTACTCTTCGCAGAGGAGACATAAATACCAATTCCAGACGCGTAATCCCATGTCATAAGTTTTTTATAGACTAACCTGTTATGGTCATCAATAACGGCATCTTCAAAGGTATGCTCAAGCTCGATACCACACAGCCCGCTTTTCTTCAACAGTTTGTGATATCGGACTTTTTTGTAGCATTCCGACACGTCATAGATAACCGTTTGTGGGGTCGGATTTAGCTGGTTGATAGTTACTTCTCCGGTAGAACAGCGATTGCACGATATTCTATCGCGCAAGGTGCACTCGCTCGGTTCCTTTATTACGCGCATCTCCGTCATCACACTCGAAAACACCTCATGGCGCCAAGCTAACGCACCATTAAGACTCGTAAAGGGACTCAAATCTCTTTCGCTTTCCGCCACTACCGACCACCTCCTTGTATTCATCCTCCCAGCCTTTTGCATTTAACCAGGAGCTTGGATACGGAATAAATTGCCCGCCATCCTTTTGCCAATCCCCCGAGCTTTTTGCTAATTCGAGTCCGTAAAGAATTCTTTGGAACAACTCTTCATCGGGATTGATCTTCACCCATGCCTTTTCTGCCTGCCCCTTAGATCGCTTCTTGGGATATTTAACCCAAAAAGAGTCGAAACGTCTTTGCTGGGTTATGCTCTTGAACGGTCTCCTAAGCTGCTCGCTTGATTTTTCTGCAGGATTATATCCCGATACGACAGTCACCTTATTGGCCTCTACGTCAGTATCAGAGACACCATTAGCTGCATGAGAATCAAGGTCTTGGCCTGCTATTTGATCATTTTCCGGTTCTTTATCGCAACTGTGCGCATCGTGTACTGATGCGCAAGAGTATTTAATATCTGTATCTGTATCTGTATCTGTATCTGTATCTGTATCTGGGGGCGTTACAGTAACGGTATTGTAACGGTTATGAAACGTTTCAAAGACGTTACATTGTTCACTCTGCCTCCCCCTGTAACGTTTCACCCTTTCTGTACTGTCGTCGCTGTTAAACTGTCTCTTGCTCCAGTTGTTTAAAAAGTAGACTCCACATTCATCTATAGTGATCATATTTTGTTCCAAGAATGCCTTTATTCCCTTCTCCACCTCGTCCAACGGTATCGCAGCAAAATCCGCCAGGTCTTCGTTCGTTATCGGCACACTTTCAGAAAGCAACAGCTTCCCCGGTTGTGGCGATTCTCTTGCAAGAACAAGTAGAATGATCCACAACCACCTTTGGCTAGGAGGCAACCTTCTCAGCTTTCGATCTGATCTTATTTCCGTATACAGGCGAAGCCATTGCATTGTCAGCCCCCCTTGTAAAACGGGGGCATTACGCCCCCGCGTCCAAGCCAAATCCGTGCTCGTTCAGCCATCTGCACAGATGCATAGCATCGTCGTTCGAAAGGCGATATTTCTTGACGATATAATTGGTCTGCGGACGGAACTTTAATATAAGTAGTCCGAAGTCGTCGGGATAGATGGCAAGAGTCTCGGTAATCATGTCGATGCCGCTCATTGCTCCGCACTCCCGAACAAGTCCTTAGTATTTTCGTCTATATCTGACTTTCTTTTAGACGTAGCGCTTTGCATGGCCTCCTTCAGCCTTGCCTCCTCAATGGCCTGCCGCTTAAATGTCTCTATCCGCTCCCGCAGATCATCAGGCTGTCTGTTAGCGTTACCCTCAGGTTCCATTTCTTTATTTTCCAATTCATCTTCGCTTCCGCTTGTGGTTTTAAACATATCCTCTACGGCATCCGCAGTAACCACGCCATCGTCGACAATGTCGGCTTCTATAACTTTGCCTATGTCGTGTATTTCGTCCGTGCTGTACATACCCATCAGGATCTCGGGAGCATATAACCTGCCGAAGAAGGAAGTGGCTCGATAGCAAAGCATTAGGTCCGGCATTGTTTGCCACTTGGATGTTTCATTTCCGTTCCTGTCTTTCTTGGACCACCAGCCTTCCTGCTTTGCCATGCCGATCGTAACTTTGGGTCCTTTAAGCAGATTTCCTTTTTTGTCGTATGTCCACGCGTAGCAACCATATTCATCGGTTCCAGGTTCGCCCACGAATTCATATCGCAGCGGCTCGAAACGTCCACAGGAGTTGATCGCCGCTGCTATAAACGAAGCTGACCACGAGGGTTGCCCCCTGATAATGTGAAGGTTTTGCATAACTGCAAAGATACTTGATTTGGTACGCGCCGCCATCTCCATGGCTATCATGCAGTTTGCAATCTTGCCCTGGTACTGCGCCGGCACGAGGTCACTGGTGGCCAATGCCTTTGCCATCCTTTGGGCCGTCTCGAAATTTCTCACGTTCCCGAATATCCCGCCATTTTCACTTAATACCGCGATAGTGTGCTCATTCAATTCGCGCTGTTCCGTCATTTACCTTTCCCCCTCTTACCCCTTGGCAATTTTGCTCGCTATCATAGCCCCTAACGAGCCCATTTAGGCAATTCGAGCTCTGCGATATCTTGCGGATATGCTGGCCAGACGTCTGACTTGAGACATTCGGCATATGTAGCCAGGTCCCGTCTGTACTCCTGTCGTCCACACGCCATCACGTGTGCTGGGACGTTGTATAGCTTCACTGCATATGGCGAGTCCTTCTCGACCGCTACGAATATGAAGGCAAACACCGGGGAACCTGTCAGGTTGTACCAGATGTCCCTGTAGTATGCCGCCTGCACGTCGTATCGGTAGTAGAACGACGACTTGCCGAACGGTTCCATCCTAGCGTCGGTAGTCGTCTTTAGATCTGCAATGATGCCTTTCTCTTCGTGCCAAATGTCGGGCCGGCACTTGACGAACACGTCGAACTCCGAGTGCAGCCATATCCCGCTTGCCTCGTGCACACTTTCCTCGATGAGCTGTCTTGCGATCGGATGCGCCATGACTGAGTCGCGCATTCCTTCTATAGTCTTAAAATCATCGTCGGAAAATATGATGACTCCCCTCTTCATTATGTCGTCCCATTCCGCCTTACCTGCCTTGGTGCGCCTGTCTATGCCGGGATTTTGTATGTACCTTTCCTTGAACAAATCTGGCTGCAGGATAGCCATGTGAAAGGCCGTGCCGAATATGGTGGCCGGCGTTTCCTTAGGTGGCTCCTCCAGCCATACTTTATAGTGAGCAGGGCTTCGATTAATCTGGTCTAACCCCGACTTCGATATGGCAGGATGGGCATGATAGTCCTCGTTTGAAAGGTCGAGGTGTATTCCTACCTCTTGCATGATTCTTTCTCCTCTGCGTCAATAGCCTCTTCCCACATTAGCAAGTCCGATTCCCGCCATCTGGTGCATCCCTTCGTCAGTTTGACCGGTGCAGGGAATATCCCCTCGCTTACCCAACGCCAGATCGTTGCCCTACTAACCCCATATCTAGCCGCTACTAGTCTGTCTTTCAGATATCGCATATTCATTCTCCCTAAAATATCTAGTCGTCGGCCAACTCATTTAGCCGAAGCATATCGTCAACGGTTACGGACGCCAGAAATTCGGGGTCAAGCTTGATACGGTCGTCTGCGCTGCAAAGCATCTCCCTCAACACCCTTGAACGCCTTTTCGTAATCCGTCCCCTTTTCCAGACGTACGGTCCGCTTATTGTTCCTGATCTCCTCAAGGCTTCCACCATTTTCCCCACCATTGCCCTCGCCTCCCTATTTGACTTTTGCCAAAAATTCGCAAGCAGTTTTGCCACACTTCCTGATTTCCTCAATGAATTCGAGCGTTTCCCGATCGTCAGCCGAATCGTCGATCAGATCGCTCGCATATCTCAGTACCTCTTCTGGTTCGTCAGACATGTTCCAAATCTTTCTAAGCGACTCAACAAACGCCCGCAAAACGTCTAGCGTTGGCTTCCCCCCGTTTTGGGGGGAACTGTAGGGTTTATGAGTTCGTCAATCGTGCAATTAAAGACCTCCGCGAATTTTTCTAAATCCTGTAAACGCGGTTCCCTGCGGCCATTTTCAAAATTCCAAATAGTCGTTTCGGATAGCCCAACTTTTTCAGCTAAATCCTTTTGTGTCCATCCCATCTTTCCCCTGAAATATCTCAAACGTATAATCGTAACCACCCCCATATCATTACATTTGTTATGTTTAATATCAGAATAACCACTATACCAACATTTGTCAAGAGAAAAACCCAAAATAATGCAAATTGATCCAATCACACATTTGTGATACTTTTTAAAAAAGGAGACATGAGATGCATATAATAAGTGAGAGGCTTAGAGAGATAAGGAGAAAGCTAGGTATTACACAAGGAGAGCTGGCATCATTGGTTGGCGTCTCAGAAACTACCGTTTGGAACTGGGAAAACGGCAGGCGAGAACCGCGAAGCTCAGAGATAAATAAACTCGCCAAAGTTTTGGGAGTCAGCGTCTCTTATCTTATGGGCGAAACGGACATGGACCATGAAAATGTTAAAAAAAATTCCTTCCAACATGTAATTGAAATACCCATCCTCGATCCCACGCTCATAGCCTGTGCAGGGAAGGGTAACCATATCGAAAGCGTATACGCAAAAGCAGAAAAAACGGTATTCCTGCCCGCATCAGACGTGGGCGTCATTTCTGTCGATGCCGACAAGAGACCTTTTGCCGTGGTCGTCGAAGGCGACTCGATGGAGGGTGCTGGCATTTCGGATAAAAGCACCGTCGTTGTAAATCCTGCCGAGGAGATCTACGACGGCGATACCGTCTTGGTTGCGTTCGGGATCATGCCGCAAATTGCGGTGAAATGGATTTTCTTCAAAAGGGACGGCGGCATAGAGTTGCGCTCCGCCAATCCGGCATATTCCCCGCTCATATTCTCGAAAGAAGACATAGAAAACGACATGATTAAAATCCTAGGAAAGGTGATGTACGTTATAAATAAGCCCAAGAGAGGAATATAAAAGAGGGGGGTATAAACAATGCCAGAAAATGGCGAGAATAAGAAAAAGGGAAAAGGAACTGGCATTGGATGCTTAATAATTCTAATAGTGCTGGTTGTAATCGGAATTATGTTATTTAAAGGTGACAGTAGCAATAAATCGTCATCTTCCTGGCCATCAGCAGAAGTAACAGAAAGAAATATTAGGGCTGCCCTATCACAGAAACCGTCTATAGATCCACTTTGGAAAGATGCAAATTTTGCAGAAAAGATTACAAAGATAGAAGTTATCGATCATGCTGCTAAACCAGGGCAGAAGATTATTAACATATGGTACGAAACGGGAGATGCGTGGGACGAAACAGACTTGGTAAAGAAAGTGGGAGGCACAGCAATACTGATAAACAGCATGCTTTTCCAAAATGATAAAGTAGAATGGGTAACCGTATTTGCGCAAGCCCAAATGACAGACCAATATGGTAATACCGAACTGGAACCTGTTATTAAAATTGGCATTACAAGGGAGATAGCAAATAAAGTTAATTGGAAGGGGTTGGCAGAAAAACATGCCGGTAGCGATCCAGGGAATATTTACAGGATAGCCGATAACTACAATATCCACTACGGGATATTAAAGCGTGTTAAACTTGATAAAATCCGTTTAAAGTAAGTTGTCAAGCTAATAGGGGGGTTGCCATGAGATCGGCGAAGTTGCAAACAATTCCGGAACAAGCCATACCATGACCTCCTTTAAGCTTAGCGTTTACGATACCAATTAAAAGTTGCTCGACATCATAACTAAGGGATAAATAAAAAGTGGTAATGCAATACAAAGTGAGGTGAGCAGCTGTGAAAAAGTGGGTTAAAAGGTTTGTCCCTATTGGTATTGTCATAGCTGTCATCGCATCGTTCGCCTTTGCTGGCATTGCCTCTCAGAAAGCCCCGTCTGTTCCAAGCACTGCGGAAAAAGCCCTTGTCGCACGCGTCATAGATGGCGACACCATACAGCTTGATGACGGCAGGAAAGTAAGGCTCATAGGAGTCGACACCCCCGAAACGGTCCACCCCCAAAAAGAAGTAGAATATTATGGCAAAGAGGCCTCGGACTTCACTAAATCCATGCTCGAGGGCAAGGAAGTTTATCTGGAATACGATATCCAGCCCACTGATAAGTACGGTCGCACACTGGCCTATATTTGGCTTTCGGACGGTACTCTTTTCAATGAATTGCTTGTGTTAAAGGGATTTGCACAGGTCTCCACTTATCCTCCCAATGTGAAATATGTAGAGCGGTTCACAACAGCACAAAAGAAAGCCATAGAGGCCAATGCTGGGCTGTGGGCTAAGGAAAGCATGGAAAAACCTCAGCCGCAAGCAAAAGAAATCATCGTCTATATTACAAAAACTGGCAGTAAATATCACAGGGCAGGATGTAAATATTTGAAGAAATCTTGCATACCCATATCTCTGGAAGATGCTAAGGCTATGGGTTATACGCCGTGCAGTGTTTGCAATCCTCCACAATAAGAAAAACAATAGATTAGAAAGGATTTATGAAAGAAGTGTCTTTTTTGTTGCTTGTTTTAGAGGAGTGATCACTGTGAGTTTGCTAAATGAATACATTAAATAATAAAGGAAGGTAAAAGCATGAAGAAGACGATTTTAATTCTAATAGCTTTCTTGGTCGTGCTGTCAATGTTGCCTGCAACCTCTTTTGCCGGCTCATCCACACCACTTCAGGTCGAGATTAATTCTATTGACTGTAAGGCAATTAAGGATAAGTTAGTGGGAATAATGATTAGGAATGGGTATAGAATTTCCAAAGATACTGAATACCAATTATGTTTCGACAAAGAAAGCGATAATATTGTATTTAATGTGTTTTATGCCAACCCTAACACATTACAAAATCCTGCTTTAAGATTACAATTCGACATTGCCCCAGAATCAGATAAAACTCTCGTTGTCGCCACAGCCTTTATTGTAACGCATTCCTTCATCGGTGAGGAAGTGCCACAAAATATAACTGGTACTATGTCCAAAGATAATTATATCGCTGTGAAGGATATCCTTTTTAAAGTGAAAAGTGCTGTAGATGGCACTCCATATGAAGAGCTTGTGGAAGAATTCAAACCTGTTATGGCAAAAGATAGTATTGCCGAGAAGCCAAAAGTTGCAAAATCTGGAATTGTATCAATTGACAAAGATGGTCATATCGTCGAGATCGAAGACGAAAGTATCGCCAAGGCTGCTGGATTACAGGAAGGGGATATAATACTTGAAGTTAATTTAAGTCCTTTCGATCCAAACAAAGTGGATTGCTTAGCTGAGATAGACAATAAATTAAATTCCAGCACTTCGGTTGCAATCACATTCCAGAGAGGGGGAAAGAAAGATATCGCAATCCTGAAAAAAGGAGGTATCTGAGGTGCCCAAATTTCGGTGCCCAAACTGCGGCGAAGAGGTATCCACTTTTGTGCGGATGTGCCCCGGATGTGGGCGCGAATTCGACAGACACGAGATAAAGGAGCTTATGGCCAAGCAAGGAAAGCCAAACAACAAGGCGCAATACAGCGGATATGTAGCATTGGCGTTTGTCGGAATCATACTGTATTTGGTATTCGCCCAATTTTTTGGAAACGACTCCTCAAGTTCGAAAAGGCCCAAAGAAGACGTCAGTGATGCACTTACCGCATTCGTAATGTCCCAAGAATTCGTTGAGGAAAAGTTGGTAGCACCCAGAACGGCCAAATTTCCGCATTTCGATCCGTCCATGGCAACCCAAGTCGACAAGAACACCTGGATCATAAACTCATATGTGGACAGTCAGAACAGATTCGGGGCCTTGGTTAGAACGAAGTATCGCGCAAAGATGCAATACATCGGCAACAATCAATGGGAAATTTTGGATCTCAATTTTTCAGATTGGTAATTATTGTATTAGCAAAAAGCAAGTGAGTAACTGTGAAAAGGCGGATTAGAAAGTTTATCCCTATAGACAATGACAAAAAGCCTGGTGGATTTAATCTCCAGGCCTTAATTTTGTTTTGTATAATCTTGTTCAGTCGTTTCGTTTATGGTGGACTGGATGATGGAACTAATTTTTTACCCTTTCGAAAACCCTTGTTATATTTAATAACTTTTAAAAAAATGGTGGAGGCGGGGTCTACCATAGTCACGTCTCTTGTTGTATCATCTAGTTTTACAATGCATGAAGAATGCGGTGTTTTCAGGCCTTCAAGTATTCCACACATTATTATCCTGTATTATTTTT